CCAACGCTCAGGTTTAGCAGCAATCATGTCTGTGTGTTCCATGACCTTTTGCATCTCTGCCCGCTTTATAGACTGCAAAAATTCTGCGTAATCGCTGTCTATTCCCTCGTCTAAATGGTTGGCTCCGGTCTCCATCCAATAGAACAAAGTGCGCTCAGATATGCCGTTGGCTTCTGCTGCAAGTTGATAGGGTGCACGCCTAGATATGGCCGTTATAATGTCGGCTCTACGCTCAGGTGTGAACTTAGATGGTCGCCCAACTGGGTCTGGGTCTGGTTTAATAGCATTCCTGGCCATAGTCACTAATCCTTTAGTGTGTGTGGTGTAGATACCAAAATATCTTACTTCTTTTTGTCCTTCAATACGAGCATCACGATAAACATTACACACGCTTCAAAGCCATCAGCGGAAGCCAATAGCCCGTGTAATTCGTTAGCATCAATGTTGCCATCACTTAAGGCTTTTACAAGGTTTGTTATGAACGTAATAGAACACAAAATAGTAGGAACAGAAAGTACCATGTGCGGTTTTTTCTTAAAATAACTCTTCACCTTGCGCATACACACCTCGAACTAGGGTATTAATTCAAAATGCACGGTGTCATTAAAAGTCTGGTCGTTAATGTCTTTGTCACCGTCCCAATCACCACCGTAACGCACGTCATGAGTCATTTTACCGTCATTCTTTAACATCTGGGCTATGCCTAGCACATATCCACCAAACCAGTACATGCGCTTAGTGTTAATCCAGTCAATAGGATAAGGAGCGACATCAACAGCCAGTGACGGGCTTTGGTTATGTTTGCCATTAGGCCATTTAAGTTTGGAGTTTCCCGCAGCGAACGCCTTGTTTTGGTCTGCTTCATTTCTGAATCCTTCAATAACGGTGCAGTCAAAGTATTTGATTACTTCACGGAATAGGGTTTGTAAGTCGGGGTGACAGGTGAATAGTTTTTGTTGTGAAGCGGTGCTGAATTTTGGCATGTCGTAATCCTTTACGAATATTTTATTTTAAATATAGCACAGGATTAAAAACTAGCTCGAAGATTTTGCAATGCCCGAGCTAGTCCACCAACAAGGAAGCAATCATGAAAAACGGAAGTTAATAATAAATGAAATCAGGAGAGGAGATAACGCTCGATGATTTCCTTACCATCAACCCAACCATAGCAGAATTGGCCATCAAATCCCACTGTTTTCATGCGCTCAATCCATATTATTTGCTGTGTCCATGACTCCGCCTTTCTAGCTGATGGCGGGTACTTCATCGCACGCTTAACCTCTAACCAAAGACCTGCGTATTTGCCACTTTGGCTAGGGTATGGAATAAACAAATCACTCACACCTGGGCGTAATCCTTGCAACTTCAAATTCCACGTTTGCGCCTCTGTTCGTTTCCCCTCATTGTTATTCTTACAAAAGAAATCCTTAAGTTGTGGATGAAGACTCAACCACTTTACCAGCCACCTTTGTTCCTGGTTCTCGGTGGGTATTGTTATGCGTTTGGTCATCCTTAACCTCGTCATTACCATATAAAACTTTCATCAGTTCCAGCATTTCCTTGCTGTCACGCATATTAACTATCTTTTTTTTCATTCTTTTTTGCTTCCTCTTGCTCTTGGTAACGCCTCTCAAATATTTCAGCGGCTTCATTGATACTCATGCTCATGGGTAAAAATCCTTTCACGCACGAAAGCCATGCTACAAATTTGGTGGCTTTCTCTCCTTGTAACTTCATCATTTCAGCTTCCTTTCTGGATAGTATTTTAATTGCTCGACCATCTCTTCATAACAGCGAATGGCCTCCTCTATTTTCTCCTCTGGATGGGCTTCTAACACTTCCCTACAATGTTGCCGTAAGAATTCAATGTCATCACCGCCATGACCATCAGAAACTTTTTTTATCAGACCACATAAATAATTCTTGCGGGCTATCCATAGTCCACGATTCATTAGTCATGCGCCCAATTTTTATATACTTTTACAGGTCGCCCTGAATTACTCCTTTGCGGTTCGTCTTTCTGTACACGCTGGTTATCAGGTACATAACCCTCTTTAAGTAACCAAGCCTTTTGGTCACGCATGTTTAAAAACTTGTTGCGAGCCATTAAGTAAACGGGCGGTAGTATCATCGTCTCTGTTTCTGGAATGCCCATCAAGTACGCCTTGTACTCATCAAACACGACCTGGTCGAACTCCTTATGCCCCTGTTTAATTTTGTTCTCGTCAAACTCTTTGTAAGTCTTTCCACCACCTGCAATCTTCTTGTCTCTAAGGATTTCCTGGCATTTGGCCATACATTCCTTAAAGGACTTCATCTCATTATTGGTGGGGATTTTCTCTGGTGGTGGTAGCGATTTTGGTTTTGCATTAAAGGACTCTAGTTGCGCCCATGACTTCTCAGGCTCAACATAAAAGTTTGAACGTGATTCGCTGTAATGCTCTTTGACCTTCCGTTCAATCTCATCACTTTTGCCATTAGTTAGAGTCCACGAACCTATTTTGTCATACACCATTTTTACCAGTGGATGGCTAAAGTCACGGGCTACCATTAGGCGAATTACTTCTTGCGGGCTTGGAACACCGGACTCTTTCATACACAGGTCTACGAGTTGGCCTAAGGTTGGCGGGAACTCTTTAAACTCTGTGAGCGTCTTGTTTACCGCTGCGCGTACCTGTTCAATGGAGAACTTGCTTAACTCAATCAGCCAATCCTCCATGATGAATTCCCAATCTTCATCACAGGTTGCCCGACTCGTCCACAAATTACCGTATCTACCCCTAAAGCGTGCAAATAATCTCGCTATTAACGATTCATCAACGCAATGGGTCAACTGTGTTACCTGTGCTGTGGTCATATACATTGCCCTTATTCAAATGCTTATTGATTACCCGTGATAACGCATCACCGCCCTTGCTCTTAGTACTGGTGTACTTAGGTTGAGTGGTAATTGTGTCAGTCCAGCGTTCGTTTTGTAGGTAGCTTGAAGGGTGGGGAATGTATTGCTCATCAGCCCAAGCACTGTCATTGACTTGGCGATTGCTTACGTCATTACAGATAAGGACAGCTATTTTATTTAGCTTCTTCTTGTCCCATATCTTCTTGGCTCGTATCTTGTTTTTCTTTACGGGGTATATATTCCAAAATTCATTAAAAGCACATGGCTCGCTTTCGTGTGTGACGTCAGTCGCACTTATATTATTTATGTTTATATCTTTATCTTTCTTTTCTTTCTCTCTTTCTTTTTTATAGTCCTGGTTTTCCGGTTCCGGCGTTTCCGCTTCCGGCTTTTCGGGAACCGGTGCACATTCTTGCACACTACCCTCTAAAACCGTTACTGGGCTTATGTATTCCATGCCGTCAAGGACTGTGTAACTGGTGCTTACGTGCCTGTGCATCTTGTCATATTGCACATGTCGCACAATGAGTTTGCACTCAATCATATAGTTAAGAACTGAATAGATTTTTTCCTTTCCGACCTTAAAGTGCTTTCTTAATTGCGTGGGATTTAATTGCCAGTTATCCGATTGGCTTTGCAGGTATGCCCATACGGCAATGGCTTCCATGTTGGTACAGGTCTGTAGAACCTTATTGTATAGCTGGGTGAATGGTGCGCGTTTAACTGTCAGTTTACCTTCTTCAAACGTAGGTTTGCATTTTTGTACGCTCATGGTTAATTCCCTTTAACTGTGTGAAGAGCACGTCTTGTGCATTCTAATACTATAGGCGCGGAATGAATGGAATGGAACGGAATAGGTAAAGAACAGTTGCGAATGTATGGAGTCATGACTATAATTGCCTCATGTGTATGGACGCACGTAGCCGTTTTAATGCCAAACTCTGGCGTCCGGTTTTAATAGTAAGCATGATTGATAATCTTGGCGGAAAGGCAATCACGCGCATTCGTTTTCAAAAGTTCCAGCAGCTTGGAACATGAAGTAACTAGCTGCTAACCCTCTTTCAAACTTCATTTGCACAATCCTAATATAAAACTCTCAAACATAAAAGTCTTTTTTAAATATCATGATATCTTTTTTTCAAAAAATGCTTGCGTCAATTATTTTTATTTGATACATTGATATCTGTTGCGAACAAATACACAAATACAAGGCGTAATCATGGGAAGAAAGAAAATAAGAACGGAAGATGAGAAAGCATTTCATCTTAGAATGCCCAGGGACACTTGGTTGTTGCTTAAAAAGGCTTCCTTAATAAAGGAAATGACAATGGGTGAAGTTGTGGTGGAATTGGTAGAAAAACAGCGTACAAAATTAGCAAAAAGGTTTGATGAAATTGGAGATGTAGGAAATATGGAGTAAAGCGTTAATGATACAAAAATAAGTCTGAGGATATAGGTTACGACCCTACACCCTCGGTTGTTCAAACAAAACTTTAATAGGTGAATTATATGAACGTTATTAGTTTAGCGCACGCACGCGCACAAAATCAACACCAAGAACCATCATGGAGTGATGACCCGTTCGATTTTAAGGGTTTAGTTACAGGAGTAACGAAGGTGTCAGACCACGAACGTAATCTTAGGGATTATGCTTTGGAGATGGTTGCAAGCTTTGGAAAATTCAAAAGCGACCATTACGAGCTTAACCTCGACATGCTCTCAACGCCATACCAGCTTGAATTTGCACGACTCTATATAGAATCTATAGACCGTGAAATTGAATGGGCTTGCTATGGTGATGACCAAACACTCAATAGCGATTTTCTTTGTGCCATGCTTGCCATGCTTAAGGACTCAAATCCTAAGACACGCGCCAAGTTCGCACAAGTCACCACTGTAAACATCCTCACTTACTACAAAGACACTCTCGAAGAGCTTCTTACTACTGCTTGCGAAGATTTCTATAACAACGAAATGGAGAACGCAGGGTACCAGTGCAACCAAGATATGGAACACGGGGACTTCTATTGGAGTAAGCGCTAATGAATGTCCACGTAATCAATGGCGACAAGGCGCATACCTACATTGACCATGACAGAGCTTATTGGAACCTTGAACCTTGGGTTGCTACTTGGGACGGCTACGATGGCGCACCAATTGACTTTGAAACGCCAAGCCGTGACCCAATTGGTCTTGGGTGTACCGAGCAAGAGGCATTGGATGACTTAGTGGAGAAATCAGAATGATTGAGACATTCAGTAAGTATGAGTACGAAATCTTCGAGTACCCAGACGATGATTACCCGATGCAAAAATATTATTACTACCGGATTTATAACGATAGTGAGCAAGGGTACATAGAGTCAGACAGCAACATGTTTGAAGGGGCGCAAGAGGCACGTTTTGCAGCCGTGGGGCATATATTGCAGCTAATTAAAGAGGGGTTTGGCAAATGATTAAAGACTACATAACGCCAGCGGAGCGATTGAATTTCAAGAGGGGCAAGACGTGGAAAGAACTACTTTGGAACAAGTCAGGGTTTGGGTACAACATCGAATTGACTACTGGGAAAATGTTGTTGAAGCACACCCCAATGACTTCGAGACGTTTACAGACATTGGTGAAACATGGCGAACAGGTCTTGAAAGAGGTGAAGACAAGGGAATGCTGGACGCCCTCCACATGGTCATGGAATGTATAAATGGTCAGCGTAGATGAACACTTTATGCGCCTGGATGACGGGCGTATAGCGGGTTTATCTAAGTCCTTAAATGGACATAATTAATGTAACTAAGTTGGAGAAGTAAAAATGGCGTTAAAAGCAAAAAAACCTTTAGTATCTGAGTGCAGAATGAAAGCATTGTTTTATGGTTCTGCTGGTGTCGGCAAAACGTATGCTGCGATTCAGTTCCCCAAGCCCTATATCATTGACACTGAGGGTTCAACCAACAAGCCACAGTATGTACGCTTGATTGAAAAGTCAGACGGTGCCGTACTTATGACAGTTGATTTTGATGAAATGATTAACGAAGTACGTGAACTTCTAACCACGAAACACGACTATAAAACGCTAATTATTGACTCGCTAACCCTGTCATACAATGACCTTTTAGAGAAAGCAGAGCGCAAGGTTGGAACGGACTTTGGTAGGCATTATGGTGAAGCAAACAAGCGTATGAAGCAACTATTAAATTTGCTGTTCCGCTTAGACATGAACGTCATTATTACTTCTCATAGCAAAAATGAGTACGGACAGAATTTAGCAGTTTTAGGGCAAACGTTCGACTGTTACAAGAAATTAGATTACCTTTTTGACCTGGTGTTTGAAATCCAGAAGCGCGGAACGCATAGAGTTGGGCTTGTTAAGAAGTCCCGCTTTGAAACATTCCAGGACACTGACACGTTCCCATTCTCTTATGAAGAGATTGCAGACCGTTATGGTCGTGCGGTAATTGAGCGGGAAGCAGTAGCCCAGGAATTAGCTACACCTGACCAGATTAAAGAGATTGAGAGGCTTGTTGAGTTGCTCAAGGTAAGCGAAGAGACCACGCAAAAATGGCTGGATAAAGCCAATTCTGATGCCTGGTCAGACATGCAAAAAGATTCGATTCAAAAGTGTATCGATTTCATGAAGTCTAAAATACAAGGAGAGTAAACAATGTTTCAATATGATGTTTTAACAGAACAGGAAGCTATGGCCGAAAGGTTCCAGTTAATGAAGGAAGGTGTCTATGAAGGGGTTATTACCTCTTCACAAGATACTAAATCATCAACGGGTAATCCCATGATGGACATGACCGTAACCGTTTATGACGAGAACGGCAAGCCCCATGATGTACGTGACTTCCTGGTGTTTACAAAGACAATGATGTGGAAAGTAATTCACTTTTGCGACTCAGCAGGTTTATTAAAAGAGTACGAAGAGGGCAAGCTTTGTTCTCAAATAGCAATTGATAAGCGTGTCATGGTAAAGGTTGCAGTTGAAGAAGGTAGCGAAATCCCACAAGATAAGTTAAAAGGTAAACCGCTTGGGAGTAAATACCCAGATAAAAACAAAATTGGTGAGTATATCAAAAAGGCAGACCAAGGCCAAAGCGCCCCAACTGGTGACAATCCGCCACCGTTTGTTGATGATGATATTCCGCCCTTTCTATAAGGTAGAGCATGGGATATTTAAAAGGTTTTGGAGTAAGCGCACCGGTTATGGTTTTCCAACATCACTTCCCACTTCAATGGTGGGAATGTGCGCTCTTAAGTTTTGGGATAACTGCAATAATTATCTAGGGAGTCAAACTAATGAACTTTTGCGAAGCAATGGATTTGCTTAAGAATGGGGCGAAAGTCACCAGGGGCGTATGGAAAGGAAGCCTATTTTTCTCAATGGAAGGTGAAGAGGTTTTGGCCTATCAGCCTAGATTTTTAGATTACACCTATGATGAAAGCATCATGGTTTCGGATGGGTGGCAAGTTGAGGATGAATCGCAGGAGTATACATTTTGCGAAATTATACCGTTTTTAAATGATGGTAAAAAAGCGCGATTGGCAGAATGGAAAGACTCTTTTATCTTTTTGGATAGGAGTTCAGGCAAGCTTGTTTTGCATATGATGGATAGCTTTCCTTTTGTACCAGAGTTTGAATCGTTTATGGCCACTGACTGGGTTGAAGAATGATACCATTTAAAGACAGAACGTTTTGCGCATCACCCAAATGTAAAAATGAGTGCGGGCGCAAGATGACCAAGAAAGAAGAAGAGCAATTGGAGAAAATGAACGAAACCCATTGGGTTAGTGTTATGCAGGGATATTTTTGTGGCGAACCAGAAGAGGACGAACTAAATGATTGATTGTAAGGAATGCTCAGAGTACGTAAACGGACTTTTCAATCGCGGTGAAATTACTAAGGATGAAATAGAGAAAGTTACGCTGGATAGGCATATACTAAAAGGCTGCACTAAAAAAGTCGATCCCTTTGCAGATTGGTTAGAATTTGCCATATTGAATCAAAAAGAACTACAATTAGAAAACACGGAGCCATATCAGTTCCCAGAGTGGAACAAAGGTTATCTTGAAGCGCTGGTGGACGCAAAAGAACGTTACACGGCTGCTACCCTCACGAATGAGGGAACCAGGTAAACGAGCAAAGCCCTCAAAGCCTCTGTAAATCCTATCTGCTGTCGAAGTAAAGTAGGTACGCTCAAGATGAGGGCTTCTTTTTCACTCTAACCTAATCAATACCGGATTAAAACTATTTGCCGTAAATATGCAGTACCCATTACTATGAGGCACGCAATTATTAATTTTGTAGCCAGTAGTATTTAACCTTATTCCTGCGTTCGGGAAATTGGTTGTGTTAGTAGTCCGCGTTTTTATGTACAAATCCAAACCAGTTGCCGTATAGTTTTGGCACGACATTTGCGCCACACCATTAAGACATAAAGTAATTGGTAAAGATAATCCTTTATTTTCGGATTGAACATCGAACAGCAAGCCACCGCAATGCGCTGCACCAGAACCCAACGCCAATATTGCTGCTAGTAGTTTTATTTTCATCTATGATTTATCCTTAGTTGATATTTTAATACCGCACCACAAGGATATATCAATGAGCCAAGCATGGGAATGCCCACGTTGCGGTCGAATGAACGCCCCGTTTAATCCTACCTGTTTTTGTGACCCAAATGACGGAGATTATCAGAACTCCGCGAAAACTCCGCCACCTCCGCAAAGTTCCGAGCATGTAATGGACTCCTTTAATTACCTCATGGGTGGCGAGCCTATACCAGCAACAAAAGAATCAGGAGAGGAGTTTTTAAAACGAAAGTACGAAGCCGCTAAAAAACTGGCTGAATGGGTGAATAAATTGGATAGAACAAAGGTTTATTTGCCACAATTTCCATGCAGTATTTGTGGCGCGAAGCATTGGGCTGGTTTCGATTGCGCCACACTTACTCAAAATACATTGCCACCAAACGGAGAATTTATTTAGAGATAAACGGACTTTCACAACAATAAGGAGATTGTAATGAGTATAGAAGCATTGTATTCATGCGTAAGCCACAACCAGCGTAAAATGATTGAAACTCTTATGGAGAACCCAGAGGGTCTAAGGTCTGATGAACTGGCGGAGATAACGGGTGTTAGCAATAAAAGTGGAACACTAACGCCTGATGTTCGTGAATTGCTCTTAGAGCATGGACTTGAATTATCCATCAAGCGCGAAAAGGGAAAGTCTGTATGGGTGTTACGGCAAGTACCCACTGAAATAACGCTAAACCGTAAAAAAATAATCAAGCTACAGCGTGGCCTTGAGCAAATTATCCAAGGTTGCGAAGCTATTCAGGGACTTTTAGCACATAAAACACAAGGAGTGTAACGTGAGATTACCAAAATCAATTGAAGCGGAAAAGGCTGTATTGGGCGGATTGTTATTAGACAGTAAGATTTTTGAAGCCATCAGGGAAAAGATTTGCACCGAAGACTTTGCCCAAAAAGAACACCGCTCTATATACCACGTAATGGGTTTGTTATGGGATGAGCATAAAAGTTTTGAACCAGGGCTAATTGGCATTCGCTTGCAACCACTAGAAGAATATATTTTTTGTCTTGCCAATGATTGTGCCTCAACCAAAAACATAATGGCCTATGTAGACATAGTGCGCGAGAAGTCAGTACAAAGACAGCTTATTAGTGTTGCGTCCGAAATAGCACAAAGTGCGCTGAAACCTGGGCACAAAGATTTCAAAGAAATTTTAGACGAAGCCGAAGCCAAGGTTATGAGTATTGCCGATGATAGCGAAGTTCAAATATGCCCTGCACAAATGAGGCTAACATTCTTCTTAAGAGACCTTGCCGAAGAAATAGCAGACGCCGACCTTGATGAAGAGTATTTACGTGAGACCATTGTTGAGGTAAATAAAGCGCTAGTTTGTACGCTAGAACATTTTGAAGAAAATCATTATGAGATTGAACAAGAGGAGTCATGAGTGGGAATAGTCCATTTTTTAGAAGTTTTAATTTGTGGGGTTTGCTTAAGCATTCCCCTTTCATCCGCAATGCGACTTGGGTCGTTCGAGGCTGGCCTATTTGGCGGTGGCTTCAATCTACTTCTTTATTTAATTTTCCCAGGTTAACCATGACAGATGAATTTTTTACATGCGAAACATGTGACCAAACATTTAAAAAAATAATGTCTGATGAAGAATCGCGAGAACAAGACAAGGGTTCACCGTGGTTAATCGAAGGAATGCCTCAAGGCGTTATCTGTGAGGACTGCTTTGCTAAGTTCAAAGTCTGGTTCGCAACACTTACCGAAGAAGACCACAAGCGCTATAGGGGCGAAGCATGACAAAGAGAAGTAAAATAGTAAGTGCTGTATTTATAGTTCTAATTGCGGTCATATTAAATATAGATACCCTAATGCATTGGGATATTCATTTTTATGTTTCTCACCTAATACATTGCATTGTAGAAGGAGTAATCATTTTAATGTTCGCCAGGGAATTAAGGGGCGAAACTTGGATGTAATTAAGGTACACCTTATCCATCAGTCAAGAACCAGTCAAGAAAACACCTGTCTTTAATTATTTTTCCCACCTTACTTGACAATGTATAATAAGGTGGTATCATACGTTCCATAGAGTGTCATTTGAGAGGGGAACCGCTAAGAGTTAACCACTCAAGGTAAGTCATGCTGTCACAATACTACCGCTTCCTAACGGTGCAGTTTGATAAAAGGTATAGGGGTTGACTTGGGTGGTTCCCAAGTACCCCGCTCAAATGACATTTTATGGGATTGAAGCCACTCGGAAGGGTGGGGCGTACGATACTGGCCGGAGCGCTAAGAATAGGTGGCCTAATTAACCACTGATAAAGAGTGAATGCAGCGTACCTCCTTTTTCTTGCAGGATAATAACTGCCAATCCCGCCCATTATGACAGCAGCGGTGAAAATCCGCACGGGGAAGTGGTAAAAGCGAGACTGCAAAATCCACAAGAGAGCATACAAACGACCAGGACACCTGAATGCATTGCTGTCACCAAATACCAATTTAGGATTTATTAGTATGTTCAAAAAGAAAGTTCCCGAACAGCCCTTAGAATTTATCATGCTAGACCAAGAAGATTTTACCTGTCTTGTTCGTGGCGGAGTTTTGCATGTTGGAAATTTAAGAATCGCATTAAAAGATATTGGGTTTCATGTCATGGACGAAGCCATCACAAAGGCTGACAACGGCATAGACCATTACAAAGACCACGTTAAGGTAAGGAATTGCATTGTATGAGTGACCAATATTTAGAATATACGCCTCACCAATATAATTTAAAGATATGCCCAGGCTGCCTTAAAAATACAGAGCGAGACATATTCCAATTGCCAAAGGGTGAAAAACATAATGGCGGTCGATTAATAGAAGCAATAACTTGCCATAAATGCAAAATAATTTATGAGGTGTTCAGTTGATGAATGAAGTAAAGGTTAAATGGCCTCTCATAGCCAAAGAATGGGATAAAACCTATTTCAACTATATTGACCTGGGCAATTACACAATGTTCCGCATGTCCTTATATAGAACTGGGCAGCCAAGATTAGGTTTGTACGTGTCGGTTGAAGATAAAGGCTCGTTCTTTTTCTCCTTTGAGAATAGGCTGCATAAAGATTACGTGGCTGAGAAACTATTTTTGCAAGGTGACTCAGGGCAAATGGCTGACTTTCTAAATGCTCAACTTGGAAAAGAGGGTGAGCAACAAGGCCACTATTACGAGCAGGTCATTAAAGACGTTGAGCCATATGGCAAGATTGGAGAGGGTAAATACATGCCGTGGAGTCCAGAGATAATTAGGGGCGAAGAATGATTGAAACTATTTGTTTGGTGCTTCATTACATTAATGATGCGCTGCGAATTGCTAACCCTTTTTTATTTTTTGGTGCAACATGCATTTGGATTTCTTTAAAAATGAGAATGGAAAAAGAATTGGGTCGCATGTATTTAAGATGTTTTGCATTAGAGAAGCAAATTGATTACCTGGTTAATAACGAAAAAGTAGACGCTGAATTCATTCGCTACATGCAAGGAATACATAATGAATATAAACGATGATGACTTCATAAAAGAGCGGCTTTTGTTAATCCTTGGTTTCGGAACGTCCCTTGTATTGGAGCTTAGAAGGTACGCGCCAAAAGACCGAGATAAAGATATTTTATGGTTTATCCAGGCTATGGAGAATGTTGTTTACCAGAATAAGCCTTTACCTCCATTCCCAGAGAGATAAATGAACGACTTCACAAAATCAGAGCTTTCAATTATTCATCTTGCAGTCGTTAGAGACATGAATCAATTCGCTCATATATTAAAGACGTCCCCTTCTATGATTGAATTGAGAGACAAATTAGAGGCCATGATTGATAACTATTGCGACCATACCGAAGAGTATGAAGACTTTAACTATAGTCCTATGCGCTGTAAAGAGTGCAAGGAGATAACGGGGTAAGAATGAGCCATCAGTTAATTGGCTATGTACGTGTATCATCACAAGGACAAAATACTGCCAGACAATTACAAGGGATTGAATTAGACATGGAATTTATCGATAAGGTTACAGGAAGTAATCTTGACCGTGAGAAGCTACAAGAGTGCGTTGCTTATGCGAGAAAAGGCGATACGGTTATTATTGACAGCATAGACCGTTTGGCACGAAACTTGCGCGACCTTCAAGAAATACTGGAAACCCTTACCAAAAAAGGGGTAATCGTTAAGTTTATTAAGGAAAACCTTACCTTTACGGGCAATGACGATGCAATGTCTACCCTCATGCTTCAAATGATGGGCGCGTTTGCTGAATTTGAACGTACAATGATTAAGTCCAGGCAAAAAGAGGGTATAACCCAGGCCAGGCTTGCAGGAAAGCACCTTGGTCGACCCTTTAAAGTTGACAATAAATTTAGAAAAGTTGTCAAAGACAAGCTAGAAAGTTGTCAATCCATCCGAAGTATTGCCAAGGATATGAACGTTTCCAGGGCGACCATATATAAAGTAAAGGAGCAAATTAATGACCAAGGAATGCAAACATGAGTTTCACGCAATCAATCCTTTCCAAAGGATATGCTGTAATTGTAATAAGGTTGTTAATGTAGCTCATCTTAAAGTAATGTCTGAAAAAGAATTTACAGAGCAGTACACACAAAACCCTAAATGTGGGCCAATTATATTTGATGATGCGCCAGACCTTACTAAATGAGAGACATAAATAAAATGCGCCTTGGCGTATTACGTGAACTTAAGAATGTTCACAAGTTCCTGGATAATATGGAGCGCAGCGTTAAAACCCGTAATCCCGAAGCCATTCAAAGGGCTTATATGTTCCTAGTACACCTTGTTCGTGAAATGAATGAAGGTTGTTTAACCCCTGACAATGTGGCGCTTGATGTTCAGCTAGCACAGTTGTTGGGTGAAAATCAAGGAAACGGAATCGATTGAGTTTTTCCGGAAATTGTAAAAATTAATCATTACGCTTGCACACGAGATCCCTTTTTCGTACTATGCAAATTTTTTAAGCGAGAATACATTGCGTTTTTACGTTGATGGTCATGAGCTGGATGTTCAAGACCCAACTTTCTTTATGGACGAAGAGGAATATACAGAAATCAAACAAACTTTAGATGAGATGTTGAGTACCTATGCTGATATACCAGTGGCTTAACCGCGCAAAAGACCGATTCTATCAAATAACAGTCAAACAAAATGGACTTACTAATATTGTCCTCGATTACCATTGGGGTAGCTGTAATTCAAATCGCGGTGGTGCTAAAAGCATTTCATTGTGTTCCGAAGAGGAAGCGCAAAAAACGATTGACCAAATGATGAAGAGGCGCAAAAGCCGTGGGTACGAACTTATTGCGCCCTAGCAGTTAGGCTGCTTCTTGTTCCGATACAGGCTCACTTGCTACTTCTTCGCTTGCTTCTGCTTCTGGTTCAGGATTTAATAATTGATGCAGAAGTTGTTCCATTACAGATATTGCGCCCAAGACTTGATGGTAGCTATGCAATGCCTGGTCTCTTCTTTGAATGAAAACAGATAAATCTTTTTTTAATTGCTCAATTGTTAAGGACATTAAAACCACTCCGTTAGTTAAATTTAAATATATTCCGTTACAACAATTCCACCCGCAACACCTGCTTTACCAGTATTAGCATTTGACGCAGCAGAAGCTTGAGAATACACGTAACTTCCACCTCCGCCAACCCCATATCCGCCACCAAAATAATTTGATTGCGCAGAACCAGCAGTGGTTGAGCCTACCGTAGTAAACAGCCTTGTAAATATTCCCGTGTCATCAGGCATAGACATAAGGTTAGTAGAGTTTTGCGCCAAAGCAACAATAAACAAACTGCTTACACTTGTATTACTACTAGAATTTGAACGGCCTCTGATGTTTAAAAGAACCTGTCCTGTCCCTACTGTATTTGATGTGGCCAAGTTTCCTTGAACAAAGTTATTAGCAGTGGCATTTTGAAGAGCAGAACCTAGGCCACCACCAGCAGTCCAGTTTCCAAAGGTAGTATTACCCCCATTTCCTCCGGCAGTCGGAGTTGATGCTCCGGCAGTACCAGCAGCGCCAGCACCATATGACAATGACGCCCCTACCTGTGCAGCAGTCATCATGAATTTTAAATAACTTCCTGCTGACCCAGACGCACTAGATGCAACTGTTCCAGCCGTACAAGATACCCCACCAGACCCACCACCACCACCACACATTTCAACTATAATAAATTTCATGCCTGATGTAGGAGTATAAGTTCCTGAGCTTGAGGTTAATACTTGAATGTTGCCTGTAGATACACCACTGCTTGTTGGGGTAGCCCATGTGCCGTCACCCCTCCAAAACGTAGAGCTACTTGCTGATGTTCCGCTATTTAAATTAGTAACGGGAAGATTCCCTGTGACCCCGTTACTTAAATCAACCTGCGCCCAAGCTGGGTTATTGCTTGTGCCTGTATTTGATAGATATCTTGTAGCGCTCGTATTTTTTGCTAAAGCAGTAATTGTATTTGCGGCACTTCCATACAATATATCACCTTGCACAATTGACCCAAGACCAGTTCCCCCTCGTGTAACACCTAGTGTTCCAGTCCACCCAAGAGTTAATGACACCGCTTGCAGTAATGAAGTTGCAGGTGTGCCACCAAGTGTTACGGTTACGTTTGTGTCATCAGTTTTGGTTAAAGCAGCCGGAGTTATTCCATTGCTTGGTGTCGCCCATGTTCCGTCACCACGCCAGAACGTAGTTGCTGATGCAGCAGTTCCGCTGTTTAAATGCGTTACCGCCAAATTTCCAGACACATAGGTCGCAAGGTCGATTGGTGTAGCGTTCCAAGTACCTGTCGTTACAGTTCCAAGGGTAGTAATAGAGGTTTGACCGACATAGCCCGCATCGATGTCAATTACAGGTGTAGTACCTCCGGTTGAGGTGATGCGATTCAATGTACCAGAAACACTGGTTACGGTTCCACCGCTTCCGGCAGGAGTTGCCCAAGTGCCGTCCCCTCTCCAAAAGGTGGTCGCTGATGCGCTCGTGCCACTGTTTAGATGGGTGACTGCAAGGTTCCCTGAAACGTAGGTTGCCAAATCAATAGGTGTTGCGTTCCAGGTTCCGGTGGTTATGGTTCCAAGCGTTGTTATTGAAGTCTGTCCAACATACGTTGCTGCTATATCAATCACAGGTGTTGTACCACCCGTTGATGTTATCCGGTTTAAAGTGCCTGAGACACTTGTAACCCCTGTTCCTGCTGGCGTTGCCCACGTACCATCACCGCGCCAGAATGTTGTAGCACTGGCACTTGTACCAGAGTTCAAATGAGTTACGGCTAAGTTACCACTTACATAAGTGGCTAAGTCTATCGGTGTGGCGTTCCATGTCCCTGTAGTAATGGTGCCTAATGTAGTGATTGAGCTTTGACCCACGTAGGTTGCAGCAATATCGATGATGGGGTTAATGCCACCTGTTGAAGTAATTTTGTTTGTCGTACCTGAAACGCTCTTTACGCTTCCGGCATCAAGACCGTCTACGTAATTCTTTATAGATAGCGCTGTTGCTAGATTGGTTGCTGTAGCTGTGGCCATTGTATTGTCATTGATAATGGCGTTAACAGCGGTTGTTCCCTGGATATTAAATGTTCCAGGTAGATTTAGGGTTGAAGATAGAGAGAGAACCGGATTTGTAGGGTCTGTATTGTCTACATTAATCTGGTTAGTTGTCCCTACTACGGAATCAACCTGTCCGGCAGTAACTAAGTCTAATACTTGCTGTATGGTTATTTTTCTCGTGACTGGGCCTGGCAATTGGTCTGCCGGAAATACGTCCGATGGCTGTGCCGATGCCGCTGGTGGCAGTGCAGTAATTTCTATCCCTGGCATTATTCTTCCTCCTGGACTAATATTCTTTGCCCTGTATTAGTGAGGATGTCTTCCCCATTCTGGGTTATGAGCCAAAATTCCTCCACGACCACTTCGGAAGCAGCATAAGCAAGAATAATGATTAATCCACCATATACGCCTGGCATCTATAATTCCCTTTAAAAAAGGGGGAATTCATTTCCCCCTATTAGATTAAGCAGCAGCGCGTATTAACTGATAGTTGATAACGCAATCAGCACCAGGGTCAGCACTGAAAGTAACGGTCAATGTATTTGCAGTCACTACGGCCTGTAATACAGTCACGTTATTTGTACCATTATCAACCACCTGAACAAATGCGCGGTCAGTTGCAGCAACGGCACCTGTTACAGTGATTGCTTCGGCAGCAGCGCCACCAGTGGTTGTTACTTGGCCGCCAAATTTGATTACATGGCTTGGAGTAATACCAGCAGCTAGCTTGGCAAGTGTTACGTTAGCGTTCAGGATTTTGGTAGTAGTTACCGCATCAGCCGCCAATTTAGCAGCACTTACCGCTAAGGCTCCGATGGTTAATACACCAGTGTTTGACATGGTGGCATCACCAGACATGGTTACACCAGTAGCCACGTTGGAAGCGTTACCTACAAATATGTTTCCAGAGGCAAGCGTGTCACTTAGTCCACCAGTATTTACGGCACCTGCCACAAAGAAGAATGTGTCAACACCAATAAATTGTGGTAAAGGCTCAACCAGTGAGTAAATAGCGCCTTGATTGACGGTGCCAGCACCAACGATGGTGAACTGTCCGGCTTTCAATTGCTCTATGTTTTGTTGGTCATCAGCACGTTGAAGAACCACGGTAGACGCGATTAACTTAACAACGTAGATACCATTTTGATAAGCAGTGGTTTGGTTTTGCAATAAGACTCTATCGCCAACTCGTAATACAACGCTATCAACAGTTAAAGAAGAAGCAGCAACGGTTAAAGTTGCGCCTACGCCATTGTTGGATGGGCCATTTGAGTATGTACCTGCCACGTTAGAGGTTGCGGCCACTCGCACAGGCGAGAGGTCATTCATTAAAACTGTTTGTCCTAAGCTTACGGTCATTTTAAATTCCTTTTAAAATTGTTAGTAATATTACCCTTTGAAGTTAGCTAACTTCCCCATACCAGACCAGTTGCAGTGGTTCCTGCGCTATTAATTCTCATAGAGAAAATAGGGTGCCATACACCAGCAGCCAGGCCGATAAGAGTCTGTTCCGTGCCGTCCCATTTAGTATAGGACACGTCACCTGCGTTGCCACAATACAACCAACGCGCAAATTCTACAGAGCCATTTGGCCCATAATAAGAATCGACAACCGCGCTTCCTGTACGCGCAACGCCCGACATAACCCGTGTTGGGCCTGTATAGGCATTTGGGTCAAGTGGTGGAATAACTGATAATTGTACGGCCATCAAATAATCTCCTTGTTAAAGTTTTATGTAGAAGTTCATGTACGCGCCAGGCTGCATAGCTGATGTCGTAAATGGTGTTGAAGTTCCAGGCCCATTTCCAGTTGCAGCAGAAATAGCTTGTCTCAAAGTTCCTTGCGCATAACCAAACCCATTTACACCGACCAGATTGTTGTATGTGTAGGTGTGTGAATGTGGCGGAAGGTTTGCTGCAACAAGAGTCGTAGCATAGGCTTCCGTACCACTCCACTGCCCAAGTGCTGTTGCGGTTAATCCTGCACCTGCTCCGGCCTCGGCCAAAACCCTACCTAAAGCACGGGGTAGTGTTAAAGTCTTCCCAGCAATAAAGTCATTGGTTGCACTTCCTGTACGGCCACCTGATACGGGCGCCCAGGTATTGATTACTGCGTCATAAACTGTCTTATAAAGCTGGAATGTATCTTGATTTGCTCGTGTGGTTGCACCTGAACCCGCATTACCAATCGAGCCGTCATTCATTGGAACCCATCCGCCAGGTGCGGTAATTAAATAGCCTGGGCGAACATCACCAGTTCTTGGCGTGGTATTAATCGAATCAATTTGGTCGTAAGAATCAAATTCCAATTCTGGGTCAATATCACCTAGGAATAATGCGGGCTTAATAAAGTAAACGTCACAAGGAATTCCTAATGGCATTTCAATTTGAATATAAAGAGCATCATCGTTAGTGGTTTGCCCTGGCGTTCCTAATGATTTACCTGCAACTGATGGAATGGCAAAGTTAAATGGGAACCAATTCCATGTTGTGGTTAGGCTTGCAGTACCAATTAAAGTTCGCACTTCTGCACTGGCAGCGGTTCCAGAACCAAAGTATTGCCGTACATAAATATTTATATCGGCAGGAGTTGCCGCAACCGCTGCCCAAAATCCAAAGGTCATCGATTGGTTCGATAAATTCTTAACCTTTTGGGTTATAGGAAACTGGAAGGATTTATAAGTTTCACCTGCGGGACTGTTCGTACATTGATAACGTACATAATCAACAGGTGTAACGTCCCCTGTTAATGGGTAACTTGCCAAGGGGAACAAGGGGAAATAAATATTGTCGGCAGCATTCGTATTACTTTTAACAAATCGAATATCAGAACCAAGTACGCCATTTGTTCCAACTACAGGAACGCTTGTTGCAGGAGTAAACCCCTTATGGTTCGATGGCGCAATAACCAAATTGGTTGCTAGGGATAGATTAGGCAAAATACTGCCCGCTATATCATCAATATGGTTAATGAATTGGTTATTAGTAATGTAATTTACGATGGGAATGTAACTTGTAACGATTCCACCACCACCTGAACCTGGTGGATAAAAGTTATCTACCGTCCAAAGTAAGTTATTCTGTGAGTCGTAAGCTTCAAGATAATAAGTGTCTTCTAAATCGTCACTATCTACCGCCCAATAGAATGGGCCTTGCGTACCGTTCAAATCAAAAAGAATAGGGTTAGTCCAAGGAATTGTCCCCGCTGGGTCTTGATAAACAGTTTTCTTCTCAGTCTTATTTAAAGAGCGATACGTGTATAGCTTCGCTCCGCCAGCCACGCCACCGCTATTATCTATGATGACCCACTTTGGAGTAGGTGCAAGCAAGTAACTTATCGTCATATTCACATTCCTTGTGAAATTATTACTTATTCTAAAGCATTTTCATTAATATAAATAATGCTTGTTTTTTATCCATTCAATCAACTACAATGGTCTTTTATAAACCAATCGAGAATATTATGATTAGCTTATTAATTCTTGGCTTTCTTGCTTACAACATCATCCAAATGTTTATACAAAAAGACGTTGAATTTTAATCCTTTGCTGTAACCAGCCTCTTAACCAAATCAATCAAGGCATTTTTGGGCATCATATAAGCCCCTGCTGCAACACCTAGCGCATTTCTGTAAGGCTTAAACTTCGCATATCGTCTATATTCATCCTGGCCTTTTTTAAGAAGATTTGAAATATCCTCATGGCCTAAATCCTGTAAGCCTTTATGCATATCTGACAATAGCTTGTTTCGGGTAGCCATACCAGCACGACCATGCGACCTTTCGGCTGCTGAGAATAAAGAGCGAGCATAATCGGATGAATGCTTTCCTAGGTCTGATTGAAGCTTAAACAATTCATTGTAGTCGCCATAGCCAGCACCTTCCAGCATATTTTTATAGGCTGATGTCTTGGGCAGGAATTGGGCTGCGTCTTCAATCAAATCAGGATTGACATTAAGCGTTCCAATGTTACGCCCTTTTGCCAGGTCTTTGGCTTTGACTAGACTTTTACTAGCCCCTTTTCGGGTTAAATGTGGTAATAATTTCATTCCACGCAGCGCATTAACGCCACCAATAACATCGGGCGCATATTCAATGCCTTTCTGTAATACATTATCTAATGTAGAGCCTTTGCCTTTTTGACCCCAAGTCTCGGCATAGCTTTGTTCATCATAGGGTAAGTAATCTGCTAAATGACTACTATTGCCATTTTGAAACTCTTTTGCGCCTAGCATTCTGCCAATACCACTACCCACATAATCTACACCTGACGCAATATCATGGGGCAAATTATGAAGATTTCGTCCGGCATGAGTTAGGCCAATGAGTACGTCCCTGGGTATTCTTTTCCAGGCGCTTTCTTGGTCATCCTCTTGAGGTGCTACACTCCAATCGGATTGCATAGGAGCGCTTTGTCTTTGTGGTACTTCGTTTACGACTTCCCAATCAGACATTTGGAACCCCCATTTTCCTGGCCTCTTCAAGAGTGACTTCTTTGGTTACACCTGTTTTGTTGTTTGTAATGGTAATTTTTCTTTGTAGGCGTTTTTTGGTTGCGTCCTCAATAGATTTAACATTAACCATTTTGTTTGCTTGCCTTACTGCATCAGATTCGTTATAGCCTTTTTGCAATAATTCAGAGACTATTTGATTCTTTTGCTCTGCGATATCATGAAGGGCTGTGGCTGATTGCAGTTTTCCAATAGCTGACTCAATTGTGTCATGAGGTGTAATTTTTTGACGTTGGGCTAAATCAAATTCACGAACCAAAGGTTTACCACTAAATCCCTGCACTGTAGACGCAATGAAACTTTCGCCCGTAGATAAGAAATCACCAATCAATTCTTTTTGTTCAGGCGTTCCCATAACTTTTAGGTAATCAAGCTGTTTGTTTTGGAAGCCAGGTATCGTATTTCTCATATTGGCAAACACTGGATTTTTAACAATACCTGTCATCCTATCCAAAACGGCACCGGAATTGCTTAACCCTAACTGACTTTCACCAATTTGTTTTAATGCAGCAGCGCGATACTTGCCCTCTTCTTCAAGCTGTTTCACGGTTCCTTTGTACTCACCTGTATTTTGAGCATAGCTTTTAGGAGGTATGCCTTTTGTCAGTTCAAGTTTCATGCTGCCATCAGGTGTATTAACATCCTCTTCGTAAACAGGTTCACCTTTGGCGTTATACCATTGCTCACCTTCAAGGGTTACACCGTCTTTAGGGCGATTACCCATAGGTGGTGCCGATGGTGCTGATTGCTGACCAGCACCATTTGGCATCTGCATTTGTTGCTGAGGTGCTTGCTGTTGTGGCATTTGGCCTTGTGGTTGTCCTTGTCCTGGCATTTGCATTTGACCCATGCCAGGCTGACCTTGACCACCAAAGATACCCTTTAATTTATCAGCAAAGAAGTTAGACAAGGAGTTACCCATTTTTTCGCCTGGGCCTTGTTGCTGTTGTTGCATTTGCGCAAATACATTGTTAGGCCCACCTTGTCCCATTCCGGCGTTAACTGCTTTTTGAAGGGCTGCTTTTGCCTGGTCACTTCCCATATTTGCAATAGCTGAGTCATTGCCTAAGAGTTTTGCAAGGAATTGTGGCCCCATTAAATTGGCGTAAGCAAGTTTGCTGGCTGCCTCGGCACTAAGTGTTGTTGGTAAATATTGTTTCTTAATGTCGTTAATTTTACGCAAAATCATTTCATTGCTAAGTTTATTCATTCCGCCCATAGCAGTAACAAGACCGCCACCTGGGCCAACGTCAGGAATAACTCTTGGTAATGGTAGAGACATAATCTATATCCTTATAAAAAGCTGCCAATAATTCCGCCAACTCCGCCAAGCATATTCCACCAGTCATTTTGTTTTCCGGCCTCTTTGCCATAAGCAGCATCGCCCATCTTTCCACCCATTTGATTGAACATATCCATTAATTTATTAGCAGAGTTTTGTCCGCCCTGCATTAAATTATTCTGTCCTTGTCCGTATTGGGTGTTAATGCCAAGTGCATTTTGCAACCAGGAGTCCATACCTTGCTGAGAAATGTTTCCAGCATTTTGTTGCATTTGCTGCATTAAAGCGGAACTTCCCATTGTACCATTGGCTGAACCTGCATTAATGCCCGCATTTTGCGCCTGACCTTGTAAATAGGAATTATAGGGGCTTTGTTGGTATTGACCCATCAGGTTATTTATAAATTGGCCTGGGTCTTTTTGTCCTTTAAGCCATTCCTGATAATTTCCAAGACCTTCTTTACCTGCGTCAAGATAGGGTTGTTGTACGCCCTGTCCCATTTGCATGTATTTTTGATATTCCTGCATAGCTTTATCATAAGGCTTGCCGGAGTCGCCAAACATGCCACCCAATAGGCCGCCAAGGCCACTTCCAAACATGCTAGAGTCAAAAGCCATAGTCATTCATCCTTGTCTATACGAAGTTAACCCAAGTACCATTCTCATAACCCTGGAACTTGTTTAACGTCGTGTTATAAATTGCAAATCCATTTTGCACATTCTGTAATGCGTTGCGTTCTGCTGTCGTAATCCTTGGGAATTGAATCCCATTTTGTGTCAAATAACCCTGCAATGTTTCAACGAAAGTTGCCATGAAATCTGACCAAACACCGCTTAAATAATCCCCGTCCTTTGTTACTGGGTCATACGTTGGGAAGTTGTCAAAATTACGCGCCATATATTACTCCGGTAACTGCTCAAATACCCATGCTGCACCCAACACAACAAATGGAGTCTTATTAAAGAACTCAATCTTTGGCGTGTACCCTTGGCCTCTAGGTGTTGTCCCTAGTTTTCTCCAAACACTTCTAAAGGTTCTCTGGCCAATATTCCCCATAGGTGCTTTAGTTAAATTACCGTAGGTCTGGCCACCATCTTTTGATATAGATAGAAAAATAACAGGCGCTATTTCATCAATTACTTTAGGCACTAGGTCAATTGTATTTACCCCACTTCCAGCGGTAGTTATGTCAATTGATATGCCATCGAAAGCGTCTTGTTGTGTGAGAGCAAGTCTTATTGATGCTGGAATTCCTGCATTTAATCGGATAATGTAATACGTAGTATTTTTTGCTAGTGGTGCGGGTAATGCGCCATTGCTATCAAGGCGTACTGCTTCCCCTGTTTGCCAAAACTCTGTAAAGTCTGCCACTGTAATAATGTCTGTTGCTGCAACGGCTGTGAACGTAGAGGTAATATCCAAAAATATTTCCGCGCCTTGCAATACGTCAAGCTGGAAGCGGTCAATTCTTAGGCGCGTATATCCTTCGGGTGACATTTGTCGTCCAATTCTCATGCGTCTGATGGCCTCACCTGCGTTTGTAGATACCTGGTCATTCACCCTGTAAAATATTGGTGCATTGTAAGAGCCGTAATAATTAACACCATCAAAATAAGCGTGAGTTTGGGCGGGGTGCCTATCGCCATTTAAAATCTCCTCTTCATGCCACTTTGGAGATTCTTGTGTGCTCATAGAGACATTGAGTACGAAGGTATGGTTCGCCAAAGTAAAATTTAGCCTGTAAAAGATTAGTCCATTCTCTTTAATTAGTATGCCCCTGGCATCTTCGACACCGCTTGCGGGATCTGCTGCGTATTGGGCAAGCTGATAATCCAAAGCTCGGTTACTGACCGGGATAGATTCGGTTCCTCGAACTTCCATCACCCCTGCAAGACCATCTTTATCTTGAGCCAAGAAAAACATGCGGTCAAAACCTACGGCCACACTGCCTATTGCGGGTGTTCCTACTTCCATAAGAAGCGAATTATTGCGTCTAAAAGGTAAATTCGTGCCAACCCCTGCGTTTTCCCATACTTCCGTATAATTCTGAGAGAAGAAGAATATGCGCCTGTGAAGGGTTCTACAGGCAACAATTGTGCCAGGGTGTGAGGTAATCTGACCAAGTTGAACCTGACCAAAGACACTAATTGTATTGGTTGGAGCGCCATTGGTTGTAAGGTCTATAGCGGTTCCTGCAATTGCATTGGCGTAGGTTGTTGCAAGTTTAATTGTTCCTGGGTTTTGTCCAGGCAAGCCCACTCGAATAACATAATAAGTTTGTGGTGGGCCAACCGCCAAAGGTGCTGGCAATGTTCCGGTAGTTGTAAAGGTAACAGGAACGCCAGTAGCAAAGTTTGCATTACTAATGCTCAATGTGAGTATGTCGGTCGTTGAATCGGCTGTGAATGTTGCTTGCGCTCCACTCCAAACCATCCCTTGATTGTATGAACTCAATTGGAACTCATTTGTCCCACCATGAGCGACCACGAAGAAGCCATCTAAATAACATACATCAACGGGTGCCGCTGGAAATCCGGTATCAGTAATTGGTTCAAACGTACTGGCGTTGGTGTCCCAAATATAACCCGCTTGACCATCAACAAAAATTACTTGAAAGGTGTTTGCATCAATTCCCACATAACCAGCACTTGTTCCGATAGTCCCGATAAGAGTATTAATAAGATTGCCTGTGGTGCCTGTAGTTCGATATACAGAAGTTCCATATACTTGGTAAATGGCACCGTTAAATACAAAAGTTTGTCGAGCGCCTCCAGTTTCAGCGCCAAAAGGTAGCATCGTATCAACCAAACCCGCTGTTGGAAGCATTGACTTAGGTCTTTTGCCTTGTGGGTCAAGATACTCAAACATGTTAACAGTGCGTTCCGCATTAATCGTACTCACACGTTGATTGTCGTAACTGCCTACTATGTCATAATCTTTTGCATCATTATTAGCCATAATTAGTACGCCAATATGTTTTGCCAGTAGAACGGTTCAGGTCTATCAAGAATGGCTGATGGCCTGATGGTTAAATCCGTTTCGTTGGCATTTTTAATGATGTTCATATATTCCTGGTAGGTGTCCTCATTTTGTTGAGGCCAGTTACCCGATGGGTAATACGCAAGGAATCTTCGGCTTAATGTGAACTTTAATAATCCGTAATAAAAGGGTGGCATTTGTCCTAAATTTCCATTCGCAACCACACTATTCATCATGCTTTTGACTTGCAATTCGCATGGGTAGGGCTGGTCTGGTGATGGATATAGGGTAATAAAGCTTTCAGCAGCTTGTTTATCTAAAAAGATAAATCCTGGACGGGTATTAAGTGGGGTTAAACGAGTAACTCCGTAATACTGGGCTTTGTTAATAATTTGCAAAGGGTAAATGATGCCCTGTCCTGCGCTTGGCACGGTATAATTGGCCATGCTCAGGTCTACAATTCGGTTGGTTACAACATCGGCTGGCACCATATCTGAGAGTGAATAGGTACGCTGCGCTACGACCATGTCAAAAGTAACAGTGGTTAGGTAGGGTATATAGATACTGTCAGAATCATACATAGCCAGAATTTCATTGATTAATTCTAACCCTGTAGACAGCATAAACGAGTCAGGAGTTTCATTTGTACCCAGTTCACCAAGTAGGTAAAGAGAGCTTGTAATTAACTCATTGACCGTCTTTACGACTTGGGACATGGCGACCTCCTCATGATGAAAAAAGCGAGTAAAATCGACACATCACAAGGACATGTCGATTGCATCAACTTATTTCAATGGGAATGCGTCATCTAAGCCCGCGCACAATTTACGGCCAGCAGCTTGCGCTTTCTCGCCATCGTTGCTCATAAAGGCATTAAATTCGAGCATTTCTTTAGGTGCGCCTGGACGATTACCCATACGAGTTTTCATTTTGGCTTGCTCTTTTCTAACGAATGCATTGTTAGATTGAACCATTTTGTTGTCTTTCATTTGGATTTCTCCTTTTGTTTGTCCTTGGCAGCATCGGCTTTCGCTTTGTCGGCCTTTTCCTTTTTAATGTCAGTCTCAACTTTGATGCGGTACTCCTTTGCCTCCGCTGGACTGTCAAACCAAACACCCGTTGCTCTCAGGCGTTCTGCCTCATCTTCTTCAACCACTCTCATGGCATCAATCGGGTGAAAAACACAAGTAAGCATCGGGTGTTCTCCTTTAAGACAGTACTTTGACTGCATACTGTGCATGCCACTTGAAGCCACAAAGTAAATCGATACGCATATAGTTTTGGTAGCCCAAGATGTCGCCTGTTTGAGTAACAGCAAGAGACAATCCAGTTTCAGGGTCAACCGCAACAGACGCATAAGGTACTTGCAGTTTATAAAGAGGCGGACAAACGATATCCAAACCACGGCTTGGGTAAGCCACGTTACAGTTGTAAGAGCCTACCAAAGTAACAGGAGCGTTATTAGGTATAGGGTTACTTACGTTTCTGTTCGGGTTTTGAGTATCAGAGATAATGATAGGAGCAACTTGTACTGATAAGTTACCACCGCCATCAGAACTTGCATTGGCAGTTACTACCCACTGCATATCCTGACCAGTAGCAGCACGACCTACGGGGTTAACAGACTGTACGCCCTCGATAGAGAACACATCACCAACTACGAAGTAGTCAGCTATAGAGACTGTCGCGCCATCCATAAGGATTGTGTTACCAGAAGCTACCGCACCATTAACCAACAGCGCATCAGATGAATACAGGCGTGGGCCAGCACCAGCTACGTGATGTTTAATATTCTGAGATTGGAATATATCGAAATACGATAAGTGACCAATTGCAGAAGAACGCACGATGTCTTCGTTAAATACAGGAGTGAAGTTATTAAGCAGCGCACCTTTTAAGCTAGAACCATCTCGTACAGTCATTGCCATGTAAGCATCAGATGCAATATTCACACCTTGCTCAAGCAATTTAGCACCAGCAGTATCTACAGTGGTGAACGAGTTAATAGCCACACCAGCAGTACCAGTGAAGAAGTTAAGCTCTTGTTCAGCAGCTTGCGCAATGTCTTTTTCCATCTGGGTAATTACTTCCTGTATTGCAGGAGCAATAAACAGACGTGAAAAGTCCTCAATCCGCAAAGACAAGTCTTGGATTGTGTAGGCAATCAACGCATGGTATTGATGCGCGATAACAATTGTCTCAACAGTTTCTATGATTGACTGTGGAGTTGCCACGCTACCATCACCAACGATGAAATGGTTTTGTCTACGAACTTGTAATGTATCGCCAATCTTATAACCAGAAGACACGAAGTCATCTTGGTAAATACGAGAAGCCGTCATTACAAACGGTGCATTGTTGGCAAACATTGCCAACGCAGTGTTACTGACTAAGTCAGTAGTAATAAATTGGTTAGCCATCCTGGGTCTCCATTTAATCCTTTAAATGGGTACACAGACTGACAAGGGTCTCATTGAGTTTTAATCCTTTAAAACCCTACATCACTTCCATGTACCAGCCTTCATCCGCGCCCTGATAACAGAGGGCGGAGTCTTACCTGTAACGTCTTGGGAAGCGACTGGGTTTGCTCTAACAGAACCTAATGGAGCAGAACGGTTTCCCGATTGCTTTGTTCCATTGTTTCCCATCAGAGAAAACGACAGTTTGTTCACTTCCCTTGCCTGGTCTAGGGGATGGAGTTTAGAGATTCTTTGCAACTCAGAACGATTTTTGCCTAGGCGATACGCAACTTCTGCTGGGTTTTCAACGAGTAACAGCGCGTCCCGCACTGCGTCAGAAAAGGGAGCATCGCCCTCTCTTACGACATCGTCAAAATCCTCGTACTTGTCAGAGGCACGGTCAAACTCATCATTCAAGCGCTGATATTGCTTTTGAACATGGGCATGGCTTTGCGCCTCTTTAGCTTGGCGCTCTTCGTGTTCCCTCATTCCAAGAGCCATGCGTACTGCACGTGATATGCGTTCCTCTTCATTCGCACCAGGAGCCGGAGGCTGTCCAGGCGAATCATAAGCGGTTTGTTGATGGTGAGGATTAGCAGAGTCGCTCATCACTGATTGCATATGCGTTAAACGCTCATGCAAACTGCGAATTTCCCTAGCGTGTTTCTTCGCTTGCATTCCCAAACGCTTCTTTACGCTAATGGGGTCGTCCTCTTGTGCAAGTCCCTGGTCGTCCTGAACACCCTGTTCTTCGGCATCACCTGGGCCTACCCCGCCATTCTCAACATCTTCATTATCGCCACTTAAAGCTTCGGCTTGTTCGTTTTGGTCTTCGTCCATGATTTCTCTATCTCCATATCGACACTTCTTGTGCCCTAGACCTTACGGTAGGCCTGAGACCCAGAGGGAATCCTTCCCTCGATAGTTAAAAGTATAGTCCTCGTATAGAAGCCTTTAAACCCCGTATATAGGATTTGGAAAATAGTTTGTGGTTTATCAGGGGTTATCAGAGATAATTGAATAGCGAGCCGATTTAGCCCGCTACGTAAAGGTTTTTATCTTTCTTTGGATGGGGATTTGTGAATGCTTGACAAAACTTGCGCCAATTTGGCACTAAAGTCTTTATCGGCTTTGTCATAATCCAATTCAACCTTTTGATGCTCAAGTCCTAGTTTCTGGCGCTCAAGATGTCTCTTGTCTGCCATTTCCTGGGACTTCATTATCATTTCGGCCTGTTCGAGCAAGTGCTTTTCTTTGCGAATCTTCAACTCTTCGGCACGCTCCATGAGTTGTTGCTCTTCAAGGTGCATTTTTTGCTCATTCATCATCATTTGTTGCTGTTGCGCTTTCATTTGCGCTTGCATCATTTGTTCTTGAGGGCTTGGTGGTTGGGGTGGTAGTTTCTTACCTTCCTCTTCGGCAATAATCTGAGGTGGAACCAGAGATTTAAAGCGGGAAGCAATCTGTGGCATAAACTGTACGTCCAAGTTTTTCGCCCAAAGGTCAGCAATAAGCGGAAAGGTCTGCGGATTTGCCTGTATTGTCTGTTGGAAAAATTCAAGTGCAATGTCTTTTTGCACCGCAAAACTCGGCCCTGTATCGATTTCAACATCATAATCACCTGTATCAAGTACATTATCTCGGATGGGTTCACCATTTTCAGACTGCCCAGTGACCTTGTTTAATGTAATGGGTTCACTGCGTCCATCAGCTTTAGAAACAATCATGTGTCGCTCATGTTCTCCGGCAATTATGGGCAAGAGGTCATTTACAACCCGTCCGCCCTGCTCAACTGCTTGGTTTAAGTTATCAAACCACACGTAAGCCGACATTGACCCTTCCATTTTGCGCTCACGCCTGGCTTTGCCGGACATATCACGACCTTGGAGTGCTTCATTTTCAGAGAAGCCCAGTATTTCACGCATGTCTTGCGAACCACGTTGGAATTGTTGCAAAAGGGTAGGCGATAGTTCCCATGCTGGCATTTTTTGCGGCAATGCCCCTGTTTTGGGGTCGGGTTTCGCTGTAAGAATACCCGCCTGTAATTCAGGGTTACGCCACACTTGCTCATTACCGACAATGTTATCGGGTGTGCCAAGCCATTGCTCACGTCTACGGTTCTTAATCTCTGCTGCAATCTCAGAACCTACATAGTTAATGAATTTCTGCGCGTCCTTTGCTTCATGAATGAACGAACGGGTGTATTGCTTACCATTAATGTAATTGGAATCACCGTCAACAAATACGATAGGCAGGTATTTTGATGGCCAGTCGGTGAACTCGATAATTTGATTCTGGGTTAATATGTACTGGCGAATTATATAGTCTTTAGAATTTCGCTCACCAACAATGGTTGGGATGTCGCGCAATATAATATCCCCAACGACTTGTGAGGATTTGGCTATTTCCTCCTTAATCTTGTACTCTTTTTGTCTCTCGTCCCATTCTTCTTGGGTGACTGACTCGCCATTGGATAAAAGCAGTAGCTTAATAGGGAACCATTCTTTACGGGTATACTTGCAAACCACTATGGTATCGCGGGTTTCCCATTGGAAATCCAGCAATGACCTTGGGTCTGAGTAACTAACAGGGTTCATTACATGCGGGTAAGTCGCATAAAATTCTTCTTTGGTATACAGGTATTGTCGCGAACAAAAGTTACCATCCCCTTTGTGGGGCATCATAGCTGTAGGGTCAAATGATGTTCGACTAGCATCAGGGATTAATTCATAGCGTATGGTTTGGTTAAATGACAGTGGGTTTTCGTAGTCCAGGCATATCTCGAACGCACCATAACCCATCATCAATGCTGACCTAAACGCTGTTTGATAAACTAAATCATTCTGGCTTTTGTACGATATGGTTCTAACTAAGTCAGCACGTAAGTCGATTTGCTTTTGATTTGCTTTGCCATTGAGAGAGCGTACCATAAGGTCTGGCTTGTTCTTTCGCTGTTCCCCTGCAATCTTCTTGGTGACATCGTAAAGTTTATTGAATGTCATGGCGGGTTTAAACAGGCGTGAGAACTCAGACCTTTCTACTGCTGACCACTGGTCACGCAATAAGAAGTTCATGTCATCACGTCCGCGCACAACGTTTTCATCGAAGTACCCATCCCAAAGGACTAGGTCTTCGCGTGCTCTTTTTAGTACTTCAGCCTCATCGATTCCAGCGTCTTCTAGTCGTGACTGTAGACGCTCGTTGATTTCCTCAACATCTTCAATGGGCATTTGTTCAGCAATAATTTCCATGCCAATTCCCCGTCCGTTGGGTTAAATACCTTGTCCTTAAGTAGCGACTTTAACAATTCCATGTCAAAGTCGCCTTTTAACGCCCTAATCTAAGTGTGTTTTAAGCAGCTTCTGCAACTTCTGCGTCAACAGCTTCTTTGGGTAATTCAAATTCTTGCCAGTCATCAGAGATTAAGTCTTCAACTGAGAATATAAAATTACCTGCATTTGTAGATGGGGTAATCACTACTTTCCACACATGAGTCATACCAGGCATAAGAGATAAATAACCCTCGCTGATGTCCCATGCTTTACGATGCATTTGTTTACCTGCCTGTAAATTCGCTAAAGCTTCTTGCAATAACATACTTCTATCTCCTTATGGATTAACGGTTAATTGGCATGAGCCATTTGTAAATACGGGCTTATAGGTCTGATGACCATCGGAAGCAACAGTAAATACAAAGTCGGTATCAAGCAAAGCAATGCTTTGTGTTTTTAAATAGTTGTCGAGATAACCCGCTGCGCTTACTTCGGCTAGCGTGTTGGTTGGGCAATATAAACGGCATAGTCTAGGGGTGACATCGTTGTTTTCCCCTGCAAAACTGCATATTAAAGTGATTTGTGATTGACGTGACATTTCTAGCTCCCTTAGTTTTTACCTACAAGTTTTAAGATTTTGCCACCATGTCGTCTTGTCATAGCAGCAACCACCATATTAAATTGTTTCTCGCACTCGGTACACCTATCTCTATTGTTTAGGTTCGTTACAAATCGACCGCAATACTTACATCTAACATTACTCATCTTACATTCCACTTACTTGTTATAATTCTTTGGCCACTATAACCCATCCTTTCGGCCAAGTTCCTTTGCTTCTCTTTTATCAATTGCTCTTCTCTAATCAGTAATTTCACTCGATACTCTTCAAGTTTCACCAACTCTTTTTGTCGGTTATCTTCGCGTTCCTGTATCTCGCGCTCTAATTCTTCTAGCCTTATTTTCTCACTAGCAACAAGCCTAATTCTGTCTTTATCTCGTTTCGCATCTTCTTCTTTACGCTCTCTCAATGAACGTTCCTCTCTTGATTCCCAGCACCTTAAGCCTTGTTCTCGCTCTAATCTTTCCTTGAGTACACAATACTCGTAACTTGGTTCTTTTCCTGGTTCAATCCAATCTGAGAGGCATGTATTGCCGTTCAGGGTAGTTAGCTTGTCAATGTTAAGCTTGCCTGTTTCTAAATCTTTATGTCTGTAATCGAATAAGTACTCGTGGTGCGAGTGGTTCATTCTTCATTTATCTCCTGAGCATGAACCACCAGGTCAAAAGAAACCATGTATTCACCTGTGAGACCTGACTTTGATAATTGCATAGCAGCCCTATCGATTAATTCATGCAAACAAGGCGTAACAATAGCTTCTTTCATTGCAAAGAATGCCTTGGTTCCTTGTTCTTCCCCACTTGGCGAAATCCTTGTAATCACATTGCACTTATCAATTAATTTGGCGTGACCTTTAAATCTCATTAAAATATCCTCATTACAGGGTTAAACATGTTTTCATACTTGTTGCTCTCTACTTTGTCATTTGTTATGCGGTCACTTGCAAGCTCTAAGCATCCATAGCCCAGGCCGTCCATAGCATGTGAGTACACATTTTTGTTTGGTTTATCTTTGTATCGTTCCTCGCCACCTACTGCAACTCGTGCGTAGACGTAGCCTTTAACAAACCCTTTGAATAGAGTTGGGCATTGTTTCTTATCGAGTAAAAATCCTGGCTTGCCATCGACCATTCGGTTTAGGAAGTAGCGGACGGAGCCTAGGCGTGGGTCAATGTCGTTGGTTCTTGCTGAGTGCGTGGGAATGCCTAGGGTATTTAGTTCACCGATACAGGACATTTCCTCTACGATTTCATTTCGTGCGTTCCCTGCGGGATCTGCTACAGACATGCCTATTTTACAATAGGGAAAGTCTTTGGCTATTTGTGGAATGACAATTGATTCGGCAAAGCTTCTGATGCCCATACCATCGGCAATATATTCTTTGAGTATAAGTAACTGGCCTCTAGGGGATAGCTGCATTACGACACACGCAGGGGTTAAACCAAAGTCCCAACCTAGAACAAGATGCTCTCCTTGAATAGCTGCCAGAGAATCAACAGCGTGAAAATCGGGATTAAATTCTGGATAAACTCGTTTACCAAACCCAACAGCGCCATACTCACCAAGACAAAACACCTTAATAAACTCTTGAGACTGTCCTTGGGCGAGCTTCTCGTAGTAATCGCTAGGCAAATGAGCAAAGTTATCACACGCTGGATTTCGTACCCACTTGTCATCTTCATCCTTAAGTAAACCAGGTGGTTGTTTAAATAACCTGTGACCCTCGTATGTGTTTTCCTCAAAGTCTTTGAATATCCAATGGTCATCTTCTGGCGGGTTGGTGTCTGCAATGATGCCAGACCAATACGGTTCATGACAAAATGCCTTTGAAGGGTAGCGATTCACCCGTCCTTTCATGTGGGCAAGTGCTGCCTTTGGGACTTCGGATAACTCGTTAATGTAGCAGCCTGTTAGCTCTAAGGATTTAATCTTGCGCACATCTTCTGGTCTATCAAGTGCTATGAATAATAGCTCAAGCTCTACAATGCCAAATCCATCATTAAAGCTATGTTCGTACATCAATATAGGCTTTTGTCTTTTGCGTACATCGCCTAAATCTTCGAACCAACTAAGCCAAGTTGCTAGGGTTGTTGTGGCAAGCTCGCCAGAAGTATTTCGCACAATTCCCCACCGGCTTCGTCTTCTACCGTTATGCCAACGTGGAACTGCGCAAGCTCTTCTAACAATTTCTGCTGCTGCCCATGTACTCTTTCCGCTACCATAAGGCCCCATAATGACACGCACAAAGCTATCATCGATATGAGCAATATCACCAGTCGCAGTTGGAATATAGATTTTATCCTGGTCTTTAGCATGTATCGTCATCCTTGTATCGTTGATAGTAATTTGCTTCTCTATGCCTTTTCTGCGCGAGTCTTCAATTGCTGCAATTCGTTTGGCCATAGCTGATGCGCTTAACGTCATTTCTCTAAAATCCTTTTAGGCGGTGTGGTTTTGTAGGGTGAACGCTCGTAGGTTTCCCGCATATGCTCTTGGGTATTGAAGCGCACACCGCACTTGACGCACTCGCGTCTTCGGTACACTTGGTTGTTCCTATCATCCTTTTTCGTGTCAACAACCAGGGAATCGGGATAGCCACAATTGCGACATTGCACTATTTTCTTACCCCTCGTAAAGTTCGACTCATTGACACCTTTAATGATGGCGTGTGTCTCTCTTTGGGCTTGCGTGTTTGATGCTCGAAGTCGTTCTTATGCGCGTAAGATTCATAGGCAGGTGCTGTTTCGGCTGCTTTCTTCTTCTTGACTTTTTCTATCCAAGTGTTTCTGATTACGGCCATTTCCTATGTCCTTATTCTTACGCTCCATCCTGCGAGCATTACGTGCCGATATAAATGGGCTGCGCACTTTGTAACTACCGCAACCCATCTTGAACCCGTTAGTTCCCGACCCGTTCATTTCTTCATTTTACCTAGTGTTTCAGCTAACCTTGCTCGCTGTCCTAGCTTGCCTGGTGCCTTAGATGCTTTATCTAAAGTCTTCTTGGGTATCTTCTTATCTTTGGGAATGCCTAGCTCTTTGTGTAATGCGCCAGGCTTCTTGATGGCTTTAGCTATGAAGTCCTTAGCCATTGTCTTTGTCTCCTATAACGCCATCACCGTTTAAATCAGCTTGTAGCTTTTCCTCTGCCCACTCTAAGGCCTCGTTAGCTAGCTTCTTCAATAGGTTTAATAGGAATGATGCAAGTTCAGGTTCAAGGGATTTAAGCTCACGCTCTAGTACAGGTTGTAACATAGATGAAAATAATGACATGGCTATATCCTTATAACGATTCAATCATGTGGTCGATTTCAATAATTGCGCCCTTCATGTTCGCAATTTCCTTTTTGATGACCTTTACCCTCTCTTGAAGCAATTCAAGCTCAGACATACTTCTGATTTGTGTCTCGGTTAAAGAGTCCCTTCTGTTTTGCAATACATCCAATGTAATCACGTAACACTCCTTGTTATGAAGAGCGCATCATGCGCCCTGTCTCTTCGCCTCTCTCTTGGCTGCTATCATTTCCGCAACCTTCCTGGCTTCGGGATAATGTTTGTTATCATCGAATAACACCACGCGCCCTTGTTCAAAGTAATCAGTCATCATATCGGACTCATTGATATAACCATCCTGGAGCACATGGCGTAAGTTTCTACACCAGTCACGCGCATAAATGGTTACACATTTACGCTTATCAATCCGCCCATCCATGTGGTAACTAACCTTCGCTTTAAACAAGTCATTCGCAACGTAATACTGTCTGAACTTAATCATTAGTAATACCTCACAATTGCGTAAAGACCTACTACACCCAGCGAACAGCCTATGGTTAAGAACAACATCAACACATTCAACATTTAACACCTCACGTTTACAACAATTAACAACATGAGGGCATTATTACAGATACCTAGATACCTGTCAACATAAATATCCAGGTATTAATAACCTTTCTTCTTTCCGTAGTTTGCTTTGCTTTGAGCGGGTAGATTGCGACAAGCGCCAGCCTCTTTGAATGTGCGAACCTCTTGCTTTTGTTCTCGGTCAAGGTACACGTTGTTACGAGTAGACAAGTAGCCGTCTGGCTTATCAGATACGTATTTAGCGCCCATTATTTTTCCCCTTTAGGTTTCGGAACGTTCAATTTCTTTTTGACTGGGACGTGCAAATGCTTCTCATGCTTCCCGTAGATGTCCTTCTCTGGTGTCTTGCTTGGCTTCTTATTCATGCTTGCCCTCTGTAGTCTCAAGCCGTGATAGGCGCTCGTTAACCTCATTAAGCAGTGCGCTTGAACCGAAGAACTTGTGCCATCTTCGTTCTAATAGCCAAGCATCTGCTTGCCAACGCTCAGGTTTAGCAGCAATCATGTCTGTGTGTTCCATGACCTTTTGCATCTCTGCCCGCTTTATAGACTGCAAAAATTCTGCGTAATCGCTGTCTATTCCCTCGTCTAAATGGTTGGC